AATCTTTTGCCCTTTCTACAAAGTTGTTGTAAGCATTATCCCAACCTGCTTGAAATGTTTTTTGCGCCCTTACATTTTCTTCTTGTGCAACAATCCTGTCTTGTTCTGCTTTTTGTCTTCCCTCTAATTGTTCGGCATCAAGACCAACTTCCGTTTCAGCCATGCGTTTCATCTTACGGCTTAAATCAAAAAATTCTAATGCCTTTTGTTTTTGTGTGTCTGATAATCCAGCCAATTGCTTTTCATAATTCAATCTTTCAGCCGCAATTTGCAAATCTTGTGTGGCTAAATTAAATGATTCTCTTTCGGCTTCGCGCCTTGAAATTACTGACTGCAACGCATTTTTAGTAGATTTTGCAATTGATTCATCAATTTTTGCTTTTTGTATTGTTTGTTTAATTGCATCTTGACGCATTACTTCTGATTCTTGTTCCAAATCTAGTGATTTTGCTTGTGCAATTAATCGCTTTCCTAACTCAGTGTTTTGTTGCCCAACATATTTGCCGCCATCTTTAAATTCATTTAAAAGTTTGCTTTCATTAGTTTGAATTTGACCAATTGAATTAATTTGTCTTTCATACTCAAAAGATTGTTGACGCATTGCATCACGCAATTTTTCAGCCGCTTTTGTGGCTTTCTCTTGAGCCGCAATTTGTTCTTTTGTTTTTGGCAATACTTTTGATGGTGAATCTTCCCATGAATCACCTGTAACACCAAAGTTTTTTTCAAACTTCATTTCAGGAGGTTTAACAGTTACATCGCCACCTAAATTCCATGCTTTGCGCCATTTATTTACAATGACCATTGTGTCAGGAATATATTTTGTGTCCATGTAAGTAAGGAAATTTTCAAACCCCAGCGATATGCTTTCAAACATTCCACCAAAATCTTTTACAACATCCTGTTTTAGCTTTGCTGTAATTCTGCCCCAAGCATCAACACCTTTGCCAACGGCTCTGAATTTTTCATCCATTCCACCCATTGTGCCTTGCACTTTTGCAAAATCTTGAGCCATGCCTTGAGCATCAACAAGTTTCATTGATTTGCCAAGCAACTCAAACATTAAAGCGTTAGCGTGTGTTTTATCTGTCATTACACCAAGTGCGGCAATTGTTTTTTCAAATATTTGTTGCTGTGAAAGATTTGCCAATTCACTTTCTGAAATTCCCAACTCACCAAATGTCTTTCTCAAATCTTGTGATGTTGTTCTTGCCTCATCAAGTTTGCGTGTAAATTGTGAATAAATCTTACCAACATCTTCCAACTTGCCGCCATTCGCTGACAACGCTTGTGAAAATTCAAGAATTGATGATACTTGGACATCGTTTGCCAATGATATGTCATTGATTTGGTCTGCGTATTGAATAGCACTTGCGGCAGTTGCTGTAAATGCGCCAGCAAGGGCGGCTAATGCAACACCCGTGCCACCTGCACTTGTATTAAACTTCTTTAAATCGCCCTCGGCTTTTCCAAGACCAGCACTGAATTCGGCTGAATCCAAACCTAATACAACGCCAAGCCTTGAAATTAACGACATAATTACTCCCTCTTAAACTTACTTAAACTGAACCCTTGTGCTTGCGTCATAAATGTCAACAACGCATCATTTGGATTGCTTGGTATATCTGCGTAAATGTAACCATAACTTTTATCTAATATTTGCTTTAATGTATATGGGCTTGTATGTGGGCTTCTTGTGTAATTAAACACTCCCGCAACTAACGACCCCAACACAGACAACAAACCTTGATTTCCAATAATGCCATCAGCATACATTACAGTGATTTCATTCATTGTAATTTCATCTAATGCTTCAACGCTTTCTTTTGTATGCCCATTAAAGATAAGGGATGCCCTTACTTGCGCCCTTAATGAGCCTGTTACTTTTCCTTAATTTCCTTATAATCAGGTGCAATTACTTCGTTGATTTTATCAACAATTTGAATTTGAATTGAAAGCGGAAATTCTTCTTCAACATCGCTATATTCTAAATCATCAAGCGTTTCGCCATTTTCAGGAATTAAAAATTTAATGTATTCAGTAATTCTGTATTGCAGAATTGTTTTGTTTTTTGCAGTTTCCATCATTGAACGACCATCAACAACAATGTCATTCTCTAAAAATTGCACAGTATCGTCTGCCAAGTCTTTTAACTCAAGCATTGCTTTTGTCATCTCATCATAATTTTTTTGAACCGCATCTTGATTTGGATTTTTAAAGTAATCATAAATCTTTTCAATTTCACCCACGCTTGGCACGCGAACCTTGAAAGTGTGATTGCCTAATTCAAATTGGCGCGTCATGACTGAAACGCGATTGGCTTCGTATTTGCTACCTAGTGCTGATGATAATTTACTCATTTTATTGACTTACTCCTGTATTGTTCAATGCGTCTTTTAATAATACTGCCTAACAAATTGGCGGCATCCCTACCTTTTGTGTCCATTGCTGGTCTTAAAAATGGATTAGCGGCATTATGCGCTGTTCCAAATTCTGTCTTTGTTCCAAACTCATTTGCTGGTGTTCTGCCGTCATAAGGAATTCCCATGCCAGCATAAAAACTTCTTTTTTTACTTCTAATTTGTTTGTAAGTATTTTTTCTAAACCAAGAATCTTTACTTGATGTTGAATAATCAGAAAGCAAACTTGCATTTTCATTAGCAAATTTTGTTTTTAGTTTTTTAGTTATTTTTCTTGTTGTAACTAAAGCAATTACAGTGTCATTTTGATTAATGTATTTTGATTTCTTATCATTCCTTGTTGGTCGTCTGCCATATATTGTCAGCGATTTCATCAAAACACCACTGTCTTTAGGTGCTAACATTTTAGCCATATCCAAAACTGGCTTCATGGCTTCTTTTACTGCTGGTATTAATATTTTAGAATTGCCATTTTTGTCACCAATTTCATCAGCCAATTGCTTAAATATTTCAAGTGTTTCAGCCATTCCAGTAATTGCAAATTTCTGTGACCTAGCACCCATTGTGCCAGTATTAAAATATTCTGTTGGAATTGCTTGCTTTGCCATTATCGCACCTTAATAAATACCTGATAAATAGCATCGTTTAATTCTTTAACATACATCACCACTTCTTGCGGTGACATTTTATCAGCATGATGCTTGGCAATCTCATGAACAAGGTTAATTCCCGTCACGCGCTGTTCGGGGAATCCAAACCAATCTTTTTTATCGCTTGCCATTTTCATTACAAGAAAGCCAAGCAAATCGCTGTTACTTTTAATTTCCGTCATGTCTTATCCTTAAAGCCCCGAAGGGCATATATTATGAGTTTGACCAGCCGTATTGATTGCCGCGCGGATGCACAGTAAACATACATTTGGCTTCTGCGCCAACTGCTGAATCAATTTGAAAGTTACCTACACGACCATTAAAAGCATAAGCCACTGTGTTTGTGCCATCGTAAGCAGAAACAACAAATGTTCTGTCAACTGTGCCGTTATACGCATCAGCACGGATTTGAAGCAATGCTGTGTCTGACGGATTCCATGCCGCAGTAATTGACATTGAAGTCGGTGCATTTTGCACAGGTATTTTGTCACCTTGACGCGAACCAGCAACGCCAAAACTTGCAACTGCATCATCCATACCAAATGCTGGCACAGTTTCCACAGGAACAGCCATACCAGCCGCGCCAGTGCCGCCTGCGGTTGTGCCAACGATTGTTGCTACTTGCGCTGACCATACTGCCAAGTTTGCTGTTGTTAATGGTGTTGGTGTTGCCGCTGATTGCATCCACAATGCCGCTGAAAACCCCGGTAATACTTTATTTGGTAATGCCATGTTATATCCCCTTAATTAAGCGTTATTTGACCAACCAAATTGGTTGCCACGCGGATGAATTGTGAAGTTGCATTTTGCTTCTGCACCAACGGCGGCATCAATTTGAAAATTGCCAACACGACCATTGAATGCGTAATAAACAATATTTGTGCCATCAGTTGCGGCAATTACAAATGTTCTATCAACAACACCACTGTAAGCATCGCCACGAATCAATAACAAGTTTGCATCACTTGGATTCCAAGCGGCTGTGATTGACATAGATGTTGGCGCATTTTGCACTGGGATTTTATCGCCTTGGCGTGATCCTGCAACACCAAATGAAGCCACCGCATCATCCATACCAAATGCTGGGATGCTTTCCACAGGGATTGCATTGCCTGAAACTGCAATTGCCGATGTGCTTGCAACTAAAGCCAATTGCGCTGTTGTTAGCGGTGTTGGTGATGCTGTTGGTTGCATATATAAGGTTGCGCTAAAGCCGGGTAATACTTTATTTGGTAATGCCATAATTAAAAATTCCTTCAGTCAAATAAGTTAAAAATTAATGTCTTATGCTGGGATGTCTAAAGTGCAATCTAAAAACACATTAAACAAATCAATCTCATCATCATATCCATGATACAACATCGTCACATCAGCCTTTGATATATTAAAGCCGTTTGTTGTGCCAAACATTCCTGAATAACCATGTAATGACTGCAACAAAGTGTTTGTCAATGCCAAGCCATCAGCCATGCCTGTTTGCAAATTAGAAGTGAAAATGCTTATCTGAAATGTTGGTCTGTCAATGCCCTTGTTGGCTTTGTAACCTGTATAAACATCTTGATGCACATTTCTTAACTGCCATGTCACAAATTTTGGTTGCGTTGCAAAGTTGCGGTTAAACATTGCATAAACAGGAACAGGCGAAAATATGCTTGTTAGCTGTTCTTGAATTGCTTGTGCATATTGCGTAATGTTATTTTGTGTTGTCATATTATACCTTGGTTGC